CCCGTGCCGGAGTTGTACGTCAGCACCTCGCCGTGCATGTGGTTCGAGGCGTCGAACGAAATCGTGACGTTCTGGGTCGGCGTGTACGAGAGGCCCGTGCCGACCGTCAGCGTCTTGTTGCCGTTGTTGATCGTGAGGCTCGTCGTCGAGCTCGTGAGGTAACGGTCGCCGGGGATGACCACGTCCCACACGGCGTCCTTGCGGGCGTACTGCGAACCGTCAGAAGGGGCGTCATTGATGACGGCCAGGGAGCCGAGCCCGCTGATGTCGGCGGTGTCTAAGGTGACATCGCCGGTCTTTCCAGCGACGGACGTGACGGGGGCCGAAGTAAGGTAGCCTTGGGACGTGACCCAAGATTCCGTAGCGTAACCGGCAAATCCTGGGAAGGCGGTGTTTTGCGTTGTTGCGTCAGGGAATAAGATGCCGTCGATTCCGTAAGAAGCTCTGGAGATTTCAACCCCATCTTCAGTCTCTTGGAATAGAAGTTTATTTGAGCCTTGGACCCCGAGAATGGCTTGAGAAACAAAGACGGTATCGCCAGAATTTTTAACAACAATTCCAGCATAACCCGGGTCTAAGCGCGTAAGGTAAAGCGTGTTACCCGGGCTTTCAAGTCCAGACTTTACGCTAATAAACGTAGGAGTTACTTTGCCAAGTGATGTTCCATCTTCTGCGTTTAAAGCAAATGGACCAAGATCTAAATCAGCACCTCCTGGGGCAAAAAAGCCATCGGGATTGCTGGCATCATATTTGGCGTCCAAGGCGTTCTGGAGGTCGGTCTGGTCGTAAAGGTTTCCGGTGATTTCTCCCCATGACGTTGATGGGTCTACGTTAATCCACTCGGTATTGTAGTCCACCCCGTCGACCTTGGCCAAAACCTGACCCGCGCTGCCGCCGGCAGGCACGCCGACGCCTGGGGTACCGGGGTCTCCTTGATCACCCTTATCGCCCTTGTCACCCTTCGGACCTTGCTGACCCTGTGGTCCTTGCGGTCCTTGCGGTCCTTGAGGGCCAGGCACGTTGACTTCAGCCGTAAGCGTGGCGTTCGCCCCCGTGATAGCAGCCAGAATCGCTTCGCCCTCGACCGAGGCGTTGAGGGTTGCACTCGTCGGGATGACTACGGAGAAGCCCATCAGGAAGCAGGGTTGGGGGTGATGTTATTGATTACGTTGAGCTGCTGGATATTGGAACCAAACGAAATCGTTCCATTCGTCCAGATCACATCCCAGTTGGCGGTCCCGGGGTGCCATTTGTCGGTGTTGGGGAAGTTGCAGGTAAAAGAAAGGCCATTATTGGCCACCGTGACATTCAGCGCGTACTTGACCCCACGGGAATCCATGACCGAAGAAAGCACATTGTACCCAAGCAGGTTGGCCGGCCACCCCGTTTCAGGGGTATAAGTGACCACGGCGTTAAAGGTCGTGCCTTTCTTGATATCTGGTACGTTGCAAGACATGGTTTGCCGTTTGGGTTTAGCCGTATGTCAATACCCATGAAATCGTCAAAAACTAGCCAATTTACCGACGCTGGTAATGTCAGGCCATGAAAACGTCGAACTAGTCATCCAAGTTTGACGATTTGTTGACCACAATATAGGGTCTATTGTCGTAATCATTCCGTTGGAAAAAGTCACCGTCTCTCCATTCAACTCATTCTGGACTTCAATAGTCGCTGCACGGCTTTCTTGGGTGTAATCCAAGGGAGAAGTGTAAGCCGGAGGAACCGTATATAGTTGATTCGACGTAAGGCCAGGCGACGGGGAGTACGCCGTGTTCGAGATGTGCGGTTGTCTTGGGCCGGGAAGGTTTGTGGAGTTCCACGGGACGTATCTGATCAAACCGCTTCCCGTTGCCGCAGATTTAACTCCGCTCCCATAGTTAATATTGTTAGCCCTGAAGGTGTAATCCACGTTTCCGTTGTATGCCATCACACACCTGAACTTCCCCCAAGTTGAGACACGGTTGGCACTTCCGACGAAAGTTCCCATTAGATGCGAGCGTAGTAATAGGTTGCCGTGGAAGAACCAAGTTTGATGCGGTCGCCCCACAAAGAACCTGTCACATACTGATCTACTTGGAACTTGTCGTACGGCAACTTGGTTACCTTAGCAAGAACAACATAAGCAAGTTGGTCCGTGTCATCAGGCGGCTCGTTGTCCAAGGTATAGATGCGCGGATACGGATCGTCTTCTGGCGGGCTACCCGGAGAGGCAGGAGGGAATATTCCGCTGGGACTTGGGCCAGCCCTTAGCACCACCCAAGTCTGCGTTCCAGCCGCCAAAGCAATCTGAGGCTGTGGGATTTCATCCATGTAAACCCAAGTTTCCGAAACGTCATCATAGATCAGGGGCATTATGTTGTTAAGCGTACCCGGACAAATGTTATAAACGGCGTAAGGCGTACCTTCTTCTGGCGTGATGTACTTGAGTCCTTTGACCTTGAAAGGAGTGCAATCGTCTTCAGTCGGGTCGTCTTGTGCCGCGCAGCTCTCAGGAATAAGGTAGGAATAGTTCAAGGAAGACCAGTCGGCAGGGCCGACAAATTCTTGGTACCAGTCGTCCGTGACGGGGGTGATTTCTTCAAGCGCGTCGAGAGTGGCAGAGTTAACGATATCAGCCCAGGCTTTAGGCTCGGTATTCTTGTTGATGTTATACGGGTCGTTGGTCTCGTTCAAATCATCCTGATTGCAAAGGGTAGTGCCATTGAACAAGCAAGGAATGTTGATATCGATGGGGCCGACGAGTTGCTGGTCGATGGAAAAGACTATGCCGTCCTCAAGCGGGTTAGGCGTTGCCGTGACGATTGCGATAAGTTTTACCGAGTAACCCCACTTGACGGGGTTGAACCAAGTAGTATGGCAATTGCCCCAGTCGCCGGAAAGGCCGGTGGACATGGCGTCATATCCGACCATCTTCTGTACGTTCATTTTATTGACGTATTCAGACGGCCCGGTCTCGGAGAAGATGGCCGACTCGATGGCGTCGCCGGCTTGAAAGATGGAAATCCAAGGAGTCTCTGCGTTCAGAAGCACGGACTCCGTGTCGTCGTTGGATTGGGTGATGTCGAATTTGCTGATCGTGACGTAGTAGGTTCCTGCGGAGTCGATGTTATAATATCCGTTTCCCTCCATCCAGATGGTAGAAGGGTCTTCACCGTTCGTGGCCGTGATGCCGTCACCTAGGACTGCGGTGTTGTAAAGCCATGCCTGGCGTTGGTCTGAATGGCCACCTAGCCTGACCCGTGGCATATTGCTCTGGGTGAAGTTTACCGTACCCTTGGCCAGTTTAAGTTTGTTGGCGAACACCCCGGGGCTGACCTCGATGCTTACTGTCTCCAATTGAAACTGCTGGTAGAAAGTAGCCGCCGCGCCTCCGCCTTCGCCTTGGTAGACCTGCTGTGGAACACTCATCGCCGTTCCACCTAGGCCCGAAAGGAACTGGATGTCGTTCGACATCATCGGACGGTTCTTGTCCACCGATCCAGCGAGCTTGTTCAGCGCGGACGCCGAGATGGGCTGGCCTGCGGCGAAAGAACCGTCCAAAGAGCCGCTGTTGAATCCAGAGATGGAACGCATCAGAAGCCGGTCAGTTGCGGATAGATGTCCTTGTCCCAGCCGGAGATGCCGGACAGCATTAGGTCGGCGGTCACCTTCCAGATGCCACCGAACTGCTCGACGGAGCAACTGGTGATCAGGAAGCCTCGGTTAATCTTGGAAAGATAAAGTGCCGTGTAGATGAAGGCACCGCCGTACTGGCCCGTGGCAAGACCCTTGTAGGAATCTGGCAACTGGTAGAGGTTGCCGTTGGTATTCCAACCGACGTAGGAAGCGAAACCTACGGCGGTCGCCTCGTTGTTCACATAGAACAGGCAGCGCAGGGTGTTGGACGGCTTGTAATAGTTCTTGATGCCGGCCTTGATGTTGATGTTCCCATTGTTGTACTCTTCGATGCTTTGATTGGGAAGAAAGCCCACGAACTGCTGGCCTTGCGTCGCACCGCCGCTGGCCACCTTTGGCGTCCAGAGTGCGCGGTTGGGGTTTGTGGCCGTGTTTGGATCCCAGCCTGAAGCAGGCGGGAATCCGGCCAAGGCCGAACTCAAGGGAGGCAGGCCGGTGGGGCTGTTGACGACGAGGAAGTTAGGGTGATGCTCGATAGGCTCCGATGCCGTAGAGCCTGACATGACCACCTGCGTGATGGTCTTCGTGCCGCTGTTGACGTTGGGGTCGATGCCGCAGAAGTCCGCCGTGACGGTCAGGACGTTGGCCTTCTCGTAGACCATGTTCGCCTTCCAGATTTTCATGTTCTGGAAATTGCTCGGCGCGCCTGACACCAGGCTTCCGAGCGTGACACCCTTGGCGAACACGGTAGTGAAATTGTTCATCTCACTATTGGTCCACTTGAATTTAATCTGGGCCTGGAGAAGCCCGAAGCCGTCGGCTTCTACCTGCCACCCCGGCTGGGCGATAGGGGGATTAAGGCTGTCGCCGTAATTGATGGTAGTAAGTGATCCCATTATCGTGAAAGTTCGTCAGGTGTGCGAGGAGCCGGGGCGTCCTTCGGCCTGGTGTTGGTTGCGGTCTCTTCGGTCGCCGTGGCGATCCGTTCAAGCGGGGTGAAGGCCACGGCCCCGAAGATGTCGCCGCCGCCCATCTGCTGCATCTGGGAAGCCGCGCCGGCTTCGGACATACCAAATGGGGACAAGATTTTGCCACCGCCCTTGAGCTGCTTCTCAAGTTCCTTGCGGGCAGCATCACGCTCGTCTTCGTCGTAATAACGCTCAAGAACAAATCTGATTCGCTCTTCATCAGTCATGTATTTTGGAGTATTCTCCAAAACTCTTTTTGCTTTTGCTTCGTCAGATTCAAACGGATTAAAAAACCCTTTTGATAAAATATTTTTAACGTCAGACTGTAGATTTTCAATTTCTTCTACAAATGTTCCTAAAATATTAACAAAAGCATTTCTTAAAATTTCCCATACTTTGTACAAATCTTGTCCAAATCTTCCCAATGCTTCTCCGGCTTCGTCTCGAAGTTTAAGGTAAGTATCAGAAGCATCCTCTACGGCCTTTGATCCAGATTGGATGATAGGAAGCATATCCTTGAATGCATCACCGAACATCTTCGTGCCGTAGTAAAGAAGCGTGGCTTCGTCCGTTCCGGCGGCGTAGGCGTCGGCCAGCATCTTCATTGCCTTCTGATGGTTGAAAGTGCCGTTGGCTACCTCATCCATTCCGACGCCCATCTTGGCTAATACGTTGGTAAGTTCACCGCCTTTGATTCTAACCTCACCCATGCGTCTAGTAAATTCCGTAAAGGAACTTACAATAGTATCCAGGCTGACTCCAAAGGCTTGTCCAAAACTCTCCATCCTGTTCAGCTCTGAAATTGATACCCCTGTTGCGATGGACATACGACGAAGCGTTTGGGCATAGTCTGCCAATTCTTTAATTTTACCCATAACATCGCCGATCATTCCGCCAAATGAATCAACAAAAGCACCTGCCAAAGCACCCATCGGTCCAGCAATTAAATTTCCAATACCCTGTGCGCTGCTTAATTGACCTGCTGCATCAGAAAACGGGTTTTCACCTGCTGCGGCAGAACCAGATAGCTCTCCAAGGGTCTTGCCGGCGTTGGCAAGACCCTTCTCCAGCTCGGTCTGGTCTAGTCCAATTGTTACTGATAGGTCGGCCATCGGTGTTAGGGTAGGTTGTTCGCCTTTTTGTAGGCTTCAATACGGGCGTCGAAATTCTCTAAATCTTTTTCCTGCTCCGTGGAAAGGATGTCGAGTTTGGCACCGTTGTAGATCGCGCTGGCGACGGACATCCAGACGGCCTCGCCTTCCGGCATCGTCCATGCTTCCTCCAGGCTGACTCCGTTACGGCAGAGGTTGGAAACGCACGACAGCGGGAAAGGGATATCCTCGTACTTCTTCACGCCCTCCTTTTCCTCCTTCTTCCAGAACTTGGGGTAGGAAAGGGAGACCTTGATGCAGCCTAGAATGATGCCGACGCAGCGCGAGTAGTACTTCTTGCTGATCGCCATCCGTGCGATGTAGAGTTTCTCGATAAATGACAGGGGACGGGCCATCTCCTGCTTGTCGTAGGTAGACAGAATCCGCGCCGCCATGACGACCTGCACCGGGTTGAACTGGTACTTTTCAGGGTCGAGGAACGGAGACTGGATGGCCTCCAGCGCGACACGGTGCCGCAGGCAGAAAGGACGAAGCGTCCTGCCGCACACCTTATCTTGGCGGGGCAGGACGGTCGTAGCCTGTAGGTATCGAGCATCCATCTTGGATGCCGCCCTATTAGGCGATCTGCTGGTACTTGACGCCCTTAATGGTGACCTTGCGGAAGTCCTTGTTCGTACCCTTGTCTTCAAGGGACTTCAGAATCCATTGAATACCGAGGTAGGTGAACTGGGTGCCGATTTCCGGGGTCTCGCCGGTCTTCAGGACGCCCTCAAGGGTGATTTCCTGAAAGAGGTCGTCCAGGCGGTCGGTGATGACACGCCCTTCTTCGTCCATGACTTCGACGTCGATCTTGAAACTCTGGGAGAGCGAGTCGGACTGGAGGGTCGCATAGGTGACCGTACCGTAAAGTCCGTAAAAATGAGCTACGCCGTAATCGATTGCTGCCATAGTCGTATGCGTTTAGCCAAGTGTCAAGGAGACGGGGGCATGACGCCCCAGACCGTGTATTCCAGCACGTTGCCATAGCGACGCTGGCTCATGCCTTCCTCGTCGTTCTCAATCCACAGGTCGTACAACTGGCCGTCCGTCGTGGGGTTCCATAATGCCTTCAAGGCCGGCACGTCGCGCATGGCCCCGATAACCTCCACGACACGGGCGCGGTGGGTTTCAAGGGTCTCGTCGTCGGCGGAGGAGTAGATGTAGAGTTTGAGGGTCGCCTTGTAGTTGCCAAGGGTCTGTGAGCCGAGGTCTTCGATATTGCTGCTGGACTCGGCATGGGCGATGATGATCGGGATGACCCGGATTTCATCGGTCACGCCCTTGTGGACGGCGACGCCTGGGAAGAGCGGCTCAAGGTAGCCGGCCACCCTGTTTTCAAGGACGGTTCGGAAACTGAAGAAGGTGGGGGTGGGCATCAGGGTGTGTTGGTAAGGGTGAAGCCTTGCAGGCGGTTGACGACGTCGATAAGTTTACCGTGATTGCGCGGGGCTTGCAAATGCTTGAGCATAACGACCCGCATGGCGAAGGCGCGGTGGTTCATGGCTTTCCGCATGAAGTGGTAGCCTTGGCTGTAGTTACGGCCCACGGTGGAGCCGAGTTTGATGACGGGGTCTGGGCCACCGAGCCTCGGCTGGTAAATAGACGTGCCTGAACCCTGCCTGCTAATCCATGCGGATGTAGGCATAGGACGCAGTTTGAGGCCGGCGTAGTACCAGCCGGACTTAAGTTTGCCGACACGCTGCTGTACCCGCTTTATGTAGGACTCGACGGGCTTCCAGTTATCGACGTAGACCTTTTCGGAAGTCTCCGTGACCTTGTAAGACTTCTTGCCGCGCCGACGTTCATGCTCGGTCTTGATACGACCTTCAGTAGTTCCCATGAAGAATCGTGTCTTCGGGGTGTTTTGCCTGGATTCGATTTGCTTGAAATAATCAAACTCTCCTTGACCGATGATACGACCCCCGGCGACCATCTTGAAGACGTAGTCGGGGTAGTGGGGAGGGGGGAGTTTGGCTTTGGCTCCAATCCAGGCGGAGAAGATACCAAGGTTTCCGGCAGCGGCCACTCCTGCGGAGGGAGCCTGATCAAGTGGTGCGAAAATCTTACGGACGTCACGGTTGACGGCATTATCTCCCTTCTTTTTGGCTTTGCTTCCAAAGCCTCCTTCTCCGCCTTTTGTGATTGCAGGCTCCGCGCCCGAAAACGGCGGTGTAAAGTCGCACATATCCTTGGCGAATAGGCCAGCTTGGTTCTTTACGATTTCGGCGATGGTCTTACGCATGACCAAGGCGTACATGGCCAGATGCTTGGCGAACTGTGTATAGTCGACCTTGATGCCCTTGGCGACTGTGACCACTTGGGCCATTACTGGACCTTGGTCTGGACTTTGACGATGACCCAGGCGGAGGGGGTGCGGTCGGTCACGGTCATAATACGGAACTCCTGACCCCCGTAGGCCACGATGTTCCCGAAGGCGATCAGCCCCGGGTTGGCGGCGGCATCGGTCCGCAGGAACTTCATGTCGAACGAGGTCTGGTTCATAAAGCCCCCCGTTTCCAAGTCCTGCATGATGGCCGGCTGCGACATCAGCGCGTTTAAGGCTACTGGCGAGCCGCCTGGGACGTTTCTGACGGTCACGGCCTTAGGGATCTCGGAAAGGATTTCCGAGGCGTCTGAAGCCCATTCGTCCGTGATTCCCGACATGGGTTTAGCCCATTGTCAAAATAAGAAACCCTCCCCCCGTGGCGCGGGGAGAGGGCTTCGCATTGTCGCTTTGGGGGATTTTAAACTCCCCCGAAAACTTACGAGGTGAAGGCGATGCGCTGGAGGGCGTTCGGGTTACCGACCGCAGAACCAACGAGCCAGAGGGCCGACATATTGTGCTTACCGGCCTGCCAGTTGTACCAGTAGCGGAGAGCGAAGGAGAACTTGCTGTCCGGATCCTGAACGACCATCTGTTCGCCACCGCCGGTGGTCGGGGTAGCAGGAACACGGGTCACGATGACGAGACCTTCCTTGCAGGAAGCCACGCCGTTGAGACCTTCGGTGAAGGCGTCGCCGGAGACAGGGAAGCCGTTGTACTCGGAGACCGAGAAACCGTGCAGTTCCTTGCTGATGGCGTTCTTCTGGATGACGTCGCTGTTGCCGTAGGAGAAGGTCTGGGCGACAGACGGATCCTGAACGAGCTGGCCCATAGCGTCGGGGCTGATGAGCAGTTTGCGACCGATGTGAGGCAGGTTAGCCTTGGTGAGGTTCTTCGCAGCGTTGGCCACGGCGATGCGGTTGAAGCCGCTGGTCGCGCCGGAGTAAGCGGCGGTGGCGAAGTTGGCGGCGGTCACCTTGGAAAGCACTTCGTCGAAGAGGGACTTCTGGACGGCGTTGGCGATCGGGGCGAAGAAGAGGCGACGGAGGCGTTCCAGGCTGAGCGTGGAGGCTTCGTAGTCGGTGAAGGCGACGTCGACATACTTCAGGTCGGCGATGGTCACCGGGACGTCCGTGGAGACAGCGTCCGAGGGGACGAAGCCGTTGGCGGCGTTGAAGGTGGTGGCCGTGAAGGAGCCGGCGTAACGGGTGTGAACCGTGGTGCCGCGCTCGGCGACGTAGTTGCCGAAGTCGGTGACGGCGATCTCGGTCAGGGGAACGAGTTCGGGGACGAGGGTGCGGAGGGACTCTTCAGCGACGAGCTGGAGGGTCAAGCCACCAATGCTGTTAGACATAGTAGGGAGTTAGGTTGGGTTGGAGAGGGAAAGGATCAGCGAAGGCCGGCGGCGCGGAGGATGGCCGGACGGTTCTTGCTGTAGAAATCAGAGGCGGCTTTGCCGTCCTTCTGCTTGAGGGCCACCCACTCGGCGGAGATATCCTCGTCGCTCTTTGAGGAGGCGGCGACTTCGGCGGGGGTGACTTCAAGGGGGGTGACGCCGACGGAGGCGGCGATGGCAGCGGCCTTCTTGCCGGCGGTTTCCTGAGAGGCGGTGATTTCCTTCGCCTGGGCTTCGGCCTTGGCGCGGAGTTCATCGGCGGCGGCGAGCTTGGCCGAGAGGTCTTCGACCTTGGCGGCGAACTCGGCGAGCGAGGCGTCCTTGGCGGACATCGCAGCGGTCAGTTCTTCGACCTTGGCGGACAGGGAGGCAACTTCGCTGGCCTTGGCTTCGACCTCAGCGGTCTTGCCGGTGAAGGCTTCCTTCAGCGAGTTAAGGCGTTCTTCGAGCGTCATCTTGGGTTTAGCCAAGTGTCAAGCCTTGGGCTTGCAGTCGGTGTCCACGGGGGGGCATCCTTCGTCGGGGATTTCCGCATCATCCTCGTCTTCGTCCGAATCCGTGCCGTCGGGCTTCTTCTTCTTTTTCTTCTTCTTTTTGTCGTCGGAGATCGGGGCGACGCCGTCGTCCTTCTCACCCTGCTCGGGCGAGACATCGGCGGCTTCCACCATGTTCATGGCGATCATGGGAAACTTGTGCGGCTCGGTCTTTTCGTGCGCGGCGTACTCGGCAGGGTCGATGGCCATGTACAAGGCGTCGATGCTGTCGATGATTCCGTTGATGAGGTTCTTTTCGGCGGCTTTCTTGCCAGTCCAGCATTGACCCTGCATATCGGCGGGGTCTGCGTAGGTGCGGACCTTGAGGATATCGGAAATGAACCAGGCATGGGACTCGTCGCAGTCGTCTTGGAAGAGTTTACGCTGTTCCGGCGTAAGGGACGTGCCGGCAAATCCAGCCCCCTTGGCCCAGCCGGACTTGATGAGGTCGACGCTGACGCCGTCTTGGGCGAACGCCGCCTTCATGTCGTAGAACGGGATGTAGACGCCGATGGAGCCGACGGTGGCCGAGCGGCTGGCATAGACCTCATCGCATTGGCTCATAATCCACATGGCTGCGGAGCAGGACTGCTTGGAGGTGTAGCCGATGGTGTGTTTGACGCACTTGCGGATACGGGCGGCGAGTTCGGGGACGCCGGTCACCGTGCCGCCAGGCGAATCAAAGTCCATGATGATATGCTCGATGGAAGGGTCACGCTCGGCTTCCTCCAGCATCTCCTCGACCTCTTCGACGTCGCAGGCACCCATCATTTTTTCCAGCTCGGTCAGGCCGGAGCCAATCACGCCGCGCACGGGGATGCAGGCGACCTTCCCCGACTTGACCATCGTCGGGCGGGGGCCGAAGAGCATCTCCATCATGTCCTCAATGTCGCCGTTAGCCTTGAGATCGGAGGGGGAGATTTCGGCCACCTTGTCGAGGTAAGCCTTGGCCTTCGCCGGCTCGATGAGGATCGGGGCGAAGGTCTTGAATGCGTTGGAAAGGGAGTACATGAATTATTTGTTGAAGGTTTCTTCGTCGTCCGGGTCGACGTCGTCTTCGACGATCTTGTCGCCGTCGTCCATCTTCGCAGGCTCCTCGTCGGCGACGGAGGCGTTGATGTCGGCGGGGGCGACGTTCTGCGGCTTGTAGAGCATCGAGAGCGGCACGTCGAACTCCTTGGACAGGTCGAGCAGGTAACGCTTCTCGGCGGCGTTCTCCCGCATCTTCTCCTTCGGGTCCAGACCCTCTTCAAGGTAGTTGTCGGTGAGGCTCTTGAGGCCGGACTCGATGTCCATGCGGTTCTGCTGCGCGTCACGACCGGCGTCGACGGTGACACGGCGGGGCGTCGTCCAAGAGACGTTCGTCCAATATTCGGTCGAGCGAAGCAGGCCATCCTTGATTGCACATCCGATGACGTAGCCCCAGACGGGGGTGAGGAAACGCTGGATCATCACCTGCTGACGATGCGAGAATTTGCGGTCGGCCTTGGCCACCACGAACCTCATCACAGCACCCCCTGCCTTCGTCGGATTCGCGCTGAATTCGTACGGGAGCATCCCTGCGAGCGAATCTCGCTCAAGGTGTTCGATGAATCCGTCGAAGGTCTTGTTCGGTCGGTTCGATTCAAAGGACTCCAGGCGTTCGCCGGGTGCGAGGGCCAGCACCTTGCCGCCGAGGAAGGTGGAAGCCTGGCTCGGGTCGGTCATGCCGTCGCCGTAGTCCTGCGGCTTCATGCCGAAGGCTTCAAAGTCGGACTGGGTGCCGTCGAAGTTCGGATTCTCACGGGTGATCGTGCGCGTGATGTCCGACGCCGTCTTCACGGCGAGCTTTTCGAGAGACAGGATTTCCAGCATATCGACCAGATTGTTGATCGAGTGCTGGAGGGGGCTGTAGGCTCGCGCACCCGAGGCCAGCTCGGGTTCGTAGAGGTGCATCACGGCGTTCGCCGGCACCAGTCGGCTGGAGCCGTCCGAACGGATGATATTATAGAAAATAGGCTGTCCGTACGGTCCGAACAGGATTCCGTCCACCATGCCCGGAGGCACTTCGCTGTTCGACGAGTTGCCGACACGGTGGCTCTCGATGACCTGAAGGCGGGGTTCGCCGCCGGGGCCACGGGTCTTCACGATGAAGCACTCGCCGTCACGGTCCATCAGGCGGCAGCAGATGTGCTGGAGTTCAAAGAAAGAGAAGCGGCCCGTGATGTCGCAGGCACGGGAACCCCATTGCTTGAAGTACGCTTCGGCGGCGTCGTCCCACATCTCGTCGCCGGACTGGGCCTGGGGCTTGATGCCTCCGCCGACCGTGTAGAGGGCCATGTCCGACAGCACCTGACGGATCAGACCGGCGTTCAACTCCAACCAGCGCATCTTGCGCGTGGTCTCCATGCGGTCGAAGACCGTCATGGTCTTCTTGAAATCCTGCGGCCAAGACGACCAAATCCATGAACGCTTGTTGCTGAACTTCGCCGACTCGAAATTGGAGAAGATGCCCGGACCCGAGCCGCCGCCCGTCGCCTGCTTCTGCGGCACCGTCACATCGGCCACCTTGGGCGTCTTGGGTTTCTTGGCCTGCGGGATGGCAGGCTTGCTCGGCTTTTTGGGTCGCATCAGAGTCCTCGGAAGTTATTGAGCATATTGATGACCCGGACACGGTCGACGGAGCCGTAGGTCTGGGGGTCTTTGACCATCAGCGCGTAGCGGCATTCCACCAAGACGGTGGAGATGTCCATCGGGAACTCCTTGGTCACGGTCGTGCCGCTGTCGGAGTATTCCATCATGGTCTTACCCTGCTTGAGCAGTTCCTTCGCTTTGGCGACAATCTCAAGGATGTCGCAAATGTCGAAAATAAGGAAGATACCTTGGGGTCGTGCCATTTGCGTTTAGCCCCGTGTAAAGGGGCCGGCTGACCCCACCCCATGTACGATCCACAAGAGCCACCCGTGGTGTGTATGTCGAGCCAGCCGGCTTGCCACCAACCATGCGATGAGCCTGAAGGTCGTCAAGCGGTTTCTTCCTCGGTCTGCTTTTCGTCGGGCTTGCGGTCCTCGGGCTTGCCGCCACGGTTCTTGCCGCGCCCGATGAGCTTGGCCATCATGGCCGGCACCATGCCGATGACTTCGGCGTCCCAGAGGTGGTTCGCCCGTTCGCCGATGGGAAGCCAGATGGCTTGGCCGTTGGCCTGGCGGGTGCGGTGTTCCGACTGCATCTGCTTGCGGTACTCGTCGCCGGCGTCCTCGGGGTAGGTGTGATGACCTGCGCGTCGCAGGCGGGTGATGGAATCCTTGAAGTACAGGTTCGAGAACAGGTACAGTTTGCAGGACGCCTGGCCGACTTGGATGACCTTGGCACGGGCGTAGGGTCGGTAGGCCACCTTGATGCCGTAGGGCGTCTGGATACGCCAAGGGAATTCGTTCTGGTACGAACCCTTGGTGGCGTTCCATCCGAACCTCGCGCACATTCGGTAGACGGTGTCGGTGTTGGGGCCGTCGCCCGAGTCGACGAAGACGAAGAAGTCGGCGACCTCAAGTCGCTTCTGGGCTTCACGGACTTCCTCGTCGGTGTCGCAGTAGCCCCATTGCACCATGCGTGACTTGCCGTCGACCGCCCACGCACGGACGATCCAGTAGAATCCCTTTCGCTGCACGTCGACCGCCATGAAGCGAAGCCGTGCGAACTGCTTGGCCTTCTTGTACTCGTCACGGAAGGGCGGATCGGCGAGCTTGCTATCGACCATGAAGCCCTCGTCCTCCCAGGCGTCGAGCATCTTGTAGCCCTGCGGCATGACTTCGCCTCCGCCGTCATCCGGGTCATCCGACCACGACAGGGCGAGACGCTTCTGCTTGAATTCCCGACGGGCGACATCGTCGCCGTGTTCCTCGAAAGCCTGCTTCGCACGGATGGCCATCTCCGCCAACTTGCCCCAATCCAAGCCCCATTGCGCGCAGAGGGAATTCCAATGGAATCCGACCACGCCCTTGGGAGCGTTCTGGTTCATGGGGATGTATTCGCCGGTCAGGTTCAGCTCGGCCCTGACCTCAAACGAGTCACGATAGCGGTGCTTGCAGGACTTGCACTCGTAGGTGCAACCGGCCTTGACCTTGTCCAAGTTCCATCCGTTCGGCTCCTTGGCGTCTTCAGGGTAGATCAACTGCTCCCACTCCCATGCTTGGCGCGTACCGCATTGCGTACATTTGAACGTCCATTCCCGGCGGTCGGATTGGTTCCAGAGGTCGGTGATGTCGTCGCCCTCGACGCCGCCCTGCGAGACGAGCAGCGACTTGCCCTGCCAGATGAACGCCGTGCGACGGGCCAAGGCTTCGTTCAGGTGACCTTTGGGCCATAGCCAGACTTCGTCGCCGCCGAGGAAACGGATGGAACGACGCTGGAGGTTCTTCTTGTTGTTCGCACCCAGCACCCAGCAGGTGTTCCGCTCGAAACGGGTCTTCTTCCATTGGTTGCGTTCGGAGTCCTCAAGTTTGGCCACCGTCGCCGGCGTGGCTTCCCACATCGGACGCAGTCGGTCCTTCTGCCAGTCTTGGGCGTTGTCGTCGACGTCCTGCAAGAGCAGCGTAGGGCCAGGCGACCGCGCCGGGATGAACGTCGACCACAGTTCCAGCAGGGATGACTTGCCCATCTGGACGGCACCCATGACGACGACGGTGGTGATCTCGGGGTCGGTCAGCGCGCGGAGGATGGGAGCGAGGAACGGCGTGGACTCCACTCGGAACGGACCGGGCTGCGGCGAGCCGGGGACTTCGCGCACGTTGGCTTCCAGCCAGGCGACGATGTCGCCTTCGGGGTCGGGCGTCATCATCGCACGGATGTGAGCCTCGAAAGTATCGACTGTCTTCGGGTCGATGATCATTCGACTTCGTCGACGGAGTCCTCGTCTTCCACCTCGATGGGTTCTTCAGGGTCGACTTCCTTGACGACGGCCTGCTCCGCATAGCCGGCGGCGGCGGACAGACGCTCCAGCATCTTCTTCACCTCGTCGTCGATGGCCTTCATCGCACGTCCCGGGTTGTCGGGGTTGACCCTCGACGCCAGTTTAGTGCCGAGCTGGGTGACCTCTTCACGGACTTGCGCGAACACTCGCCCGAACCTTTCGATGGCGGTCTGGGTGCGGATGTACTCCCGGCTGGCGATCTGCCTCGCCTGGAGTTCCTTCTCCAACGTCACCAAGGTCTTCACCAGTTTGTCGTAGGTCGCATACGACTTGCTGGCGTCGGGCGAGTTGCTGCCGAGGTCGTCAAGATACTGCTGATACGCCAGAGCCTTCAGTTCGCGCTGACGCTCGACGGTCTCGTTGAAGTCCTTGTCTGGGCGGACGGCGGAACCCATGCGTCCGGCACCTCGGGCCATGTACCACGATTCGGCGGCTTCGATGGAGTCGATGGGCATCCCCTGCTGGATGAACTTGTTGATGGCCTGCTTGGTGACGCCGAAGCGTCCGGCTAGGTCGATGGGTCTGACCTTTTCGCTCATGGGAGTTCTGGTAGTGGCATCCAATGGGTTACTTTTACAAATCCATTTCGGACAGAGTTAGCCAAACCGTCCCATCCTTTTTCGGCATCGCTCCAATAGGTAATCTTGATGTACTTTGAATTGTCTTCAAAATACTCGAAACATACGAGTATCCTTTTTTCCATGTCAGCCGTCTCAATTGGTTGCCAGTCGCTCATCGCAGTTTCTTCCTCCGCGCCACGGAAAGTTTCTTACACGCCGATTCGGACTTCATGTACATCGACGGCGGAAGGGCGAGGTTACGCTGGATGGTCTTCACCCGGGCGGAGATTGCGGCGCGGGTCAAGCGGTGCTGATTGGCCAGAGCCGTCATGGTCGGCTGGTCGGGCATCCCGAGGGCGAGCTTGATGCACGTCCCGTGCAGCCTGACTTCGGCGTGGGTCGACATATCGATCACGGCGATCACCTTGCGGAGGATGTCCAGCACCATCTCCTGCGTGAAGAGTCGCTCGCTCATCTCCGTGTACGTCCTTTCGCGCATCTGCCATTGCACCGCTTGCAGTTGGTTGATGTCGTAGCCTTCGCTCCTCGTCTCGTCTTCGTGGTCCGACACGGGTTCGCCTCCGAAGTAACGATGAGCGTGGGGAACCCCGGCATCGTCAGGGTTTCGGTGGTTGAATCCAGTCGCCTCCAATGCCGAGCGTTCCGCTTTCGACAGTCGTTTCCAGAACCTTTGGTATTCGTCATAGATTGGCATCTTCGCTCGGAGGACATAGCAAGTCCTCGATCTGGCTGGCCACCGACAGCATGACCGCCGCCTCGCAGATGAGCAGTTGCGAGACTTCCTCGTCTCCGCTCTGCTCTTGGATGTGCGCGGCCCGGATGATGTTCAGCCCGCCGATGCGACGCAGGTGCCGTGCGTCGGCGATGAGCGTCTCGCAGGCCGCTCGGAGTTTCTCTTCCCCCATGTCGTTGTTTCGTACCACGCCGTCATGGTTACGCCCGACATCGGCCAAGTCAATCGGCTACCCGTGTCGTGGAAATATCAAACCGTTGTCATCCCGGGCGAGCATCCCGTGACGCATGGCCTTGCGAATCTTGTTCCAGGCGTCCTTCTTCGTCAGCGGCTCGTCGTAGCACCGTCCCCACTCGGCGGCGAACAGGTCTCGGATTTCGTGGGCGCGGTAGCCACGGTCGGCGGGGATCAGGTTCAGCACCGCCTGGACGAGCTGGGCGGCTTCCTCCGACTTGGCCGTCCTCGCCTCGTTCAGCCGGCTGATGTGTTCGCGCATCCGCTCGGGCGAAAGACGCCACGCCCTCGCCCAAGGCGACTCGGGACGACGGGTGATCGGAGGTCTGCCACGGCGACGGAAGGGGCGGAAGGGTTGGCTCATTGGCCAGACATTTAGCCTACGCCCTCAAAGGCGTAAAGGCTATAATGGCTTGGCCATTATTTACTTTGTTTACTCTCCCTGTAAAGGGAGAGACAAAGTAAATGAATTGTCTATATGTCTTGCTACTGTGGTTGCTACTGTGGTTGCCTAGACCAACATAGTAGCAAAACATATGGTTTTTGCAGGTTTACCCCCGGGTTTTTAACGGGGTCGGGTGGGCTTCGCCACC